GGTTAGTTGCGCCGCCGTATGTGTACACACCTGAGCTTGCAGAGCCTAAGCCGGCTTGGTTAGTGCCAGCCAGCACACCAGCCTTTTTGAGCTTGACCATGCCATTACCCTCTGCCCATCGGGTGCTGCTAGGCACTTCCATCTCTAGCTTGATACCATCAATGATTGCATTGCTTGGAATATTAAAGCCAAATGTTGCGCCGTTTAATTCGTCAGTAAAGGTTGGTGGTGCTAGGAAACTGTTAGTAGCGTTGCTGCTGTTATCGGAAAAGATGTTTGCCGGGTTTGCCCATACGCCACTGCTACCAGCGCCGTTAGTGGTTGTGGTAGTGGTTGGGTATTTTGGACCTGTGGTATAAGCAATCTGTGACATAACAGACCTCTATAACCACATCTGATAATAGCTTACTGTTATTGCAAATGTCCGCGCCGTAAATCCATCTGAGTAACTAAAGTTTTGAGCGCCCGGTGCAAACTCAGGAAATGCGCCCAAAAAGTCAATCTCAACACCGTTTTTCTTTACAGTGCGGTTATATACATCAATCTCTAGCACATCAGCGGCTGCCCATGTCTGGTCAGTGATAGTAATACCCTGCCCATTACCGTTATTGCCAAATGATACGAAACTAGCGCCGTCTGTGACTGCAGAGTAGGTGATTGTGATAACAGGTAATTGGTATGGTGCAGAGCCTAGGAAAGTATAGCTGTCAGTATAGCCGGCTGCTGTGCGCCCGGATGCGCTGAGTGCAGTAGTGGCGGTGGTGTTTTTGCCAAAGGGCAGGGTGCAAATAAACTCAATTTGGAATGTTGCATAAAGCGATGTCTGAGACCTTATTACAGATATGGTGTTTACGGTAGCACAGTAGCGCCGGGTTGTGCCGTTATATTCAATGTCTAGGTTTTTATCTTTGCCTAGGAAATATTGCTTAAAGCTATCAATGCGAGTATCTAAGTTTGCCTCTGTGCTGCCCACTATTACACCACTAATGCTGATGCCTTTGCTTGGGTAGCCTACATAGGGGATTACACTGCGGTCTGTGTTAGCTAGACCATAAAGCCCGGCATCTTTGTTTGGCAGGTTAGTATGCTCAATGGCGTTAGTAAGAATGCCTACAACTGTTGCGCGGCTGAATGTCTGCAGGCTATTACTATCAAAACTAATTGCGCCGGTCATTTTATACTGCCCCCTGATTTGGCGTTAAACCCATGCCTACATTGATTGTATCTTGATTAAGCTGCTTAAAGAACTCTTTTACAGCGCTTTGGTCACCTAAGACAATTTGCCCAATGGTGACATCCTGCTTAGTGCTACTGGTGCTGACACCCACACCGCCTGCGCCTGCAGCCGCGCCGCCGGTCCATGCTAGTGATGGGTCATAGAGTGGGCTGGTCATGCCTACAATAGCCTTATCAGCCATGTTGCTGGCTGCTTTGCTCACCATATCGCTAGTGGCATCAATACCCATAGCAAGCCCGGCAGGGATTTGCTTACCAAGCGCTGCAGCCACCCTAGATGGTGACTTAATGCCTAGAGCTGACTTAATTGGACCGGGGATTTTATCTTTAACAAAACCAATAATCTTATCTTTGAGCCAGCCGCCCATGTCCTGTATACCATTCCACAAGCCTTTAACCACATCTTTACCAATATTGAGCAGGCTGCTTGGGCTGAGTACATTACCAATGGTTTTGATAATATCCCATGCTGCCTTTGCTATACCGCCTACCATGCTCACCATGCCTGATATAACCGCTTTAAGTAGCTGGACACCGGCATTAATCATTGCGGCAATAAATGTTGGATTAGTTAGCACAGCCAATATGTTTTTAATAATGACCGGCAGGGCTGCCACCAAAGCATTTACAATAATTGGTATGGCTTGGATTAGCGCCATCATCAGGGCAACCATGCCTAAGAGGATAGCTTGCAACGATGCCGGGTCTGTGAGGCTGGTAACAATAGCATCTACTATCTGCGGTATCGCCTCAGCAATAATTGCAATGATTTGCGGTAGAGCCTGCAAAAGCGCTAGGAATAGCTGCACAAAGGCTTTAATAAGCATTGGTAGAGCAGCCACCAGCGTTTGGAATACGGTAGGCAGGGCAGTGATAAGCGCATTTAAGAGGTCTTGGACAGCCGTAATCAATGCAGGTACTAATACAGGCAATGCTTTAGCTAGAGCCGGCACTAGCGCCTTTAGGACCGCGCCAATGCCGCTGACTATCTTAGGTAGCATGGCAACAATCTGCGGTATGGCAATCTCTATAGTGCCAAGCAAGCTGTCTACAAAGGCATTAATGTCACCTTGCCCGGCTAGTAAGTTATCAAAGGCTTTTTTGGTGGTGTTTAGGCTACCGCTTAATGTCTCATTCTCTTTAGCGTAGTTGCCGGCATATTTAGCCGTCTTTTCCATAAACATCTGCTGTGCCAGTCCAATCTTTTCTTGGCTGGTCATTGAGGCGGTGGACTTATCAATACCCTTGGACAGTGCATAGGCTTGTATGCTGGTGTCATTCATTGCGACACCTAAGTTATCCATCATGGTAAAGTTGCCTTTAGCCATGCCGGTAACAGCCTCTAGTGCATCTGTGGTGCTAATGCCCATGATTGAGGCAATATCTGAGGCGCGCTGCATACTGTCTGCGCTCATGGTCATAGACTCTTTTACGCTAAAGCCAGCGCCTTGGAATAGAGACCCCATTTTGTTTGCGCCCTGTAGAAACTCTTGCTGTGATAGACCGGCTGCAGAGAATGCAGTTTTTGCCTTTTCTTGTATCTGGCTGGCAAACTCACCAAATACAGCCTCAGAGCCGCCTAGCTGCTGCTCTAATTCTGCCGCTGACATAACAGCCTTTGTAGTGAGTGCGGCAAGACCTGCAGCACCAGCAAGCATACCGCCGGCAATCGCAACACCAGCGCCCTTAGCAAAGCCACCTAGCTTGCCTAGGGCGTTTTGGAATGGACCGCTACTTTTCTCTACTTCATCGCCCAATGCAGCAGTAGCAGGACCAGCAGAGCCTTTAAATCCAGCGGCAATTTTGCCTTGGATGCCCTGCATGTTGGGTGCTACTTTTACATAAGCTGTTCCGATGTCTGCCATATGGTTGGGTTTCTACCTTTTATTAAGCCAGTTTTGCCGCAACCGTAGCGTGGATTTATATTGTAAATTATAACATAACCTGTTTGTGTTAGCGCCCGGCATCTTTAGCGCGTGCAAGTACATAATGCCCAATGTAGTTTTGGTGGGCATCAAGCCCCTCAGCGGAGATAGTAGCAATGGCGCGGACACCACGCTTAATAGTGCCTATTTTGGTAGTCACTGAAATAGTGGGCGGCACTTTGCTCATGCTGCCTGCCATAGATGTTGCGCGCGCTGCAATGGCATCTGCCTTTTGTTTTACGGTTGGCATCATCATAGATTGTAAGATTTCCTCACCGCCTTTAGTGTCCATTGCAAAGCTAACATCTTTACTCATGCACTAAGTATAGCTCATGCGTAATGGTGATACTATTGGTGACTCCCCTGCTCTGCCTATGGGTCACCCTAAAACAGCCTAAAATGGCACTTTACGCTAGAATATGGCGTTATAAGTAGGGCAGGGGAGTGCTAATAACAGGGGTGAGCCATTTTTTACCACTTCCCCGGCATTTTGGCAAAAAAAGCCGGTAGGGGAGTGGTATTTATACCCCTCGCGGTAGGGATAGAATGCTTTTAATGTCATCCACAGTGCGCTTTTCAGTCTCCTTATTAATCTCACTCTCTGGCTGTTTAGCTTTGAGGAAATCAGGCACATATGGCTTAGGCTTTTTGCGGTTGTGTGCTGCCCTCTCACCTTTTTTGACCTGCGTATTTTGCCACAGTGCAAGCTCTAGCAGGTAGTTAGTCTTATTGGCAAACATCTCTGCCCATCCCCACTGCGCGGCAGGATTAATAGCAGCAAACACCCGGCACTCACGCGGCAACTGAAACAATAACCGGGCTGCCTTTTTGCGGCTTTGGGCTAAAACATCCGCGATGTCCAAGTTATAATATTGCTGAAAGTCTGCCTCTAATTCATCAAAATACTCGCGGAGTATTCGGATTAGAGCTAACCTTTTGGGTCAAATTTCTCAATGATTGCAAGGTACACATCACTAAGCACCTCAATACGCATACGCGGCTTGTAGCCCTCTTTGCCTTTGTGTGCCTCACCATCTGCTGTGACAAAGTGAGCTTTTAATTTCTCAAATTCATCATTGCCCATAATGTGCTTAAGCAGTGATAGGACCACAGCGGTTTGCCCTTTATTCTCAATGCGCTCAATAAACTCTAGGCTATCTACATCATCCAAAAGGTCTGTATCTACATTGAATTTGTAGCCCTTAACATCAATCTCTTTTACTGTGTTTTCTGTCTGGTCTGTTTCAGCCATAGTGATTACTCCAATCCTAAGTTAGTTATCGTAAGCATAATTGTAGCATAACAAAAACGCCCCAAAAAGGGGCGCTCTTGCCGGTTGCTATAGCTACTAAGAGCTAAGGGCAGTTGCAATGTACTCTTTGTGAGTGTCACCATTTTCATCGGGATAAGCGACAAAAACAGCAGGGTAGGCAATAGCCTCACCATCCACATAAGTAATCTCACCACTGCGGTCTGCAATTTGTGCGTAAGGCACAACGATGCGCTTAATGCGCCCGCCGGTCATTACAAGCTCAAATACAACAGAAACACGCGGTAACATTTCATTGGTTTGCGTAATGGTTATTGAGCCATCACCCTCTACAACGACATTATCACTACCATAATAGACTTTAAGTGCCTCTGCATTGGTCTCAATGAGATTGACAGTAAACATTTCCTTAAAGGTGGTTTGACCAGTTAAAACTAAGTCACCGCCCCAAGCGTTTATGTCCTCTACATCGGTCTCAACACCATTGACAAGCCCATCCTCGCTAACATAGCCCAAGCCCTCAAAAGCTGCATTTAAGGTTTCCCATGCAGTTGTTGGCAGGGTTGTGCCGGCAGGTGCTACAAAAACAGCACCAGTGGATTTTGGCTTACCAAATGACACATTATCGGCATCATTCATGGTTAAGTTTCCTGTACAAGTTGGTTGGCACAACAGTGCGCTAGGCAAAGCTCTGCTTTATGCTTGTGATTATACACTATTTTTCTTGGTCATTAAACTTCTCACTTGCTAGGCGGTAGATGCGCCAGAGCAGCCATGACAGTAGTAGTGTTTGCATGTGTACTGCAAGCGAGTAAATCAGGCTTATAGTGCTAACTGTATTTGGTCTATCAGTATCTATAAATAAGGTGGCTAGATTAATGCCAATGGGTATTAGCCCCATAAGTATAATCGTCATGGATATTGCAAACAGTGTATTTCTAAAATGCCGGATGGTCTTATCAGTAATCTTAAACTTGAACAGTGATAATTGTTTTACTATCACCCTCACTATAAAAAACATGGCTACGGCACTGATGCTAAGTAGTATTAGTATATATGGTATTAATTCAATCATTTTTTGCCCAATCTTTTTGGCTGATGCCCACCAGCCGCTAGGTATATTTTAAGCGTAAATCCGTTTTCAACCAAGAGGTCTTTTAGGTGTTGGTTAGTCTGGTAAGCTTTTATGGCTGCGCCCTCGCTGGCACTTTTGTGTAATTCAATTTCCACGCGGCTGCTTGCCGGTGGTTTTACTACTATAGGTGGGTCTTTGCGCTTGCGCTTTAGCCAGCTCATAATTTAGTTCCTGCCTCTAACGGTCTCTATTTTACCAGCAAGTAACTCATTTGCCTGTGAATTACCCGACAATACTATTTGGTCATTTTTCGCCATTTCGCGATAGTCAAGGGCGTGTATCTTATTATCCTCTAATCGCGCGTTTTGCAATAGGTCAATTTTCACATCTTTTTCATCAATCTTTTTGGTAAAGTAATTCCACATAAAGCGAATGACTATTATTAATGCTATGACTGTGACACCAAGCACCCCTTGGGTAAAGTAGTAGGCAATAGGGTCTGCCACCGGGTTAGCTGTTGCGGCTAGATACTCCATCATAACCGCCTATGAGCTGTAAATGTTTCCGTAAAGGTTCTGTGATGTGCTTAAGCCGCCCAGAGTCTGAGTGCCGTATAAGCCAATGGCTGATAGCTCAGATTTCTTAAACCAAAGGTCACCAGTAGGGTTGCTATATTTAAAGTTTTCGCTGTATGGACCGGCTGTTTGTCCATAGGTCTCAACAGGCTGCCCATCAACAGGTGATTGCAGGGCGCGCTTAACAGACTCCATAACGACCCACTGGACCGTCATAAAGTAAGCAGGGTCACTATTTACCTTTGCATCAACATCAAGCCCTACATCCTGCCCTATGAGGCGTAAGCGGTTACTAGCCAGCTTAAGTAGGTACTCTGCGCGGTTAGTGCTGTCTGGTGCTTTCCAAAACAGCGTTAAGTCATCAACATTTGCATATGTTGCCGGTGCTACTACTGGTATTACAACTCCTGCCATTACGCGCCCCCTCCAAATACGCTGCCTGCAGTGCTTGCAGCGCGTTTAGCCTGTAATTCCTCAGCCTCTTTGATACTGATGCCCAAAAAGCGGTAACCGGCAATAGTGCCTTGTAGCTCTGGCATTGTTTCAAATAGCTTAAATACACCATCACCAACTGCACCAATATTGACCTCAAATACAGGTTTCCAAGCTGGTACAATCTGGCGCAATGCATCAGGCACTTGGTCATTTTCATCAAGCGCAAGGCGTAAGGTAATTGCAATCTCTTTAATCTGCCTACCCATTTCCTCTTGTGAGTTGGTAGCCTCAAGCAGCAAGTCATCTGACATGGCTATTAAGCTCTCAGCACTGCTAGGGTTATTGGTTTCATACCCAAGGTTGCGGAGTGTTAAGCCGGTCTCTGCACAAAAGTCACGCGCTTTATCCTTTTTGGCTGTCTCAAATTGGTCAATGGACATTTGAGCAAGCTGCCCAATCTCTGGCTTTTCGCCATCCTCATCTTTGGTGATTGTCCAAACTTTACCAATGGCACTATCTAGGGCATCATTTTCACCTTTTTTGTAGCCCTCAGCTAATCCACTAATGTAGCGCTGTGGCAAGCTATAAAATTCCTCTGCGATTTCCTCGCGGCGCTTAAGCCTACCAACCTCTTGGATGATGCGGCGGACCGTATTGCTTAGGCGTGACTTGCCTAGTGGTCTCCTAGCACTGGACCGGCGTGTTAGTGGGTGCAGCAAAGTACGCCCTGTAGGGTTTTCCACTATTTCTGATAATGTGCGACCTATGAAAATTGCAGTATAGACAGGGGTAAACACCATATAATCAGCTGGTGCAAACAGCACACCGCGCTTTTTATTCTTTGCCTCTGGCTTTGCCCATCGCGTAACCGCCAAGCCGTATTTAAGCAAGCCTGTGGTCTGGTCTACACAACCTGTAGCCTCTGCAGCGGTAAATGGCACTAATATCTTTTTATCACTATTCTCATCATCAGAGACAGCCACAAAAGCACAGCCGCCAATGTAGGTATCATGCTTGGTGTTATTGATAACCCGGTAACCATTGATGGTTTCCATGTAATCATTAATGCCAAAGTCATCTTTTACAAAGCCCTCAAATACAACGCGGTCTGAAAGGGTATTAATTGCGCGGCTTGCCCAGCCAATACCGGGCTTGAGGTGGACCATTTTAGCAGGGGTAGAAATGCCATAATCGCGGATGTCATTATCAGCATCGTAGTATTCGTATTTGTCTTGAACACTGACCTCATGGCTGGCTAAATCTAAGAGCAGCTTTTGAGCTAGTCTGTTGGCTGCATCTTCAAGTGGGTTTGCCGGCTGCTGAGTTGGTTGCATTTCTGTCCTCATTTAGCCGGATTTGCCGCACCGTATGCGTAGTTGTTATTTGATTAGTATTATACAAGATATTGTAATTGTAACATAAGGGCTATGGCAAGCTATTCAATCTCTGTTAAGCGAATAAATGCGCCGGGGTTGCCTTTGCGGTACTCTGCCTCTATTGCAATGCGCGGCACATCCTGCCATTTGTCATCACGCAAAACTAGCGCCTCTACTAACATATCCAGTATTGAGCTTAGGCGGTTATCTAAATCACTGCGGACCTTAGTGCCAAAGTAAATGATTACCTCTAGGCTTACTGGCACATAAAAGCGCTGCCGGGTCTGAATGCGGACCTGCTTTAATGCATCATCCTGCCATTGAACAAACTTTTTACTCGGAAAGCTCTTACCATCGCCGCGATTGATGCGCTGATTTTTCTTGCTTGGTACACTGCCCTCAAGTACCAGCTCAATCATCGCGCCATTTGCTTTTGTAGCTTTTTAATTACTGCCGGGTCATATATTGCAATGCCACCTAATGGGTCTACCTGTGCGGCAACCTCTGCAGCTTTGTAGCCTAGGTAGCGTACATAGGCTGGTATAAAGTCATTGGTATCTAAGCTGTTGCCTGTGCGGACTGCCCATTTTTGAGCATCTAATATTAATTTCTGGTATTGGTTTTCAGTACCAATTAGCAATATGTCTTTGCTCTTAAGGGGTAGGCTTAATTGTGCGACATTGCCAAAATTAGATGCAGTGGCAGTATCACGCGCCACATAAAAGCCTGTGCCAAGCTCTAGCCCGGCTGGTGATGTGTTTGACCCTGTGCCTCTAAATACAACCTGCCCACCATCCGGGGCTATTGGTGCTGCAGCGCCCGGACCACCAGACTTTTTATAATTCTTTAATAAGCCATTGCGTGATTTATAGCCAAAGGTCTCAATAGATGCCTCACAACCACCATGCCGCTCAAAGATTTCAGAGCCGGGGTTTTCAAATGTACCAGTTTTGGACCTGCACCATTTACATGCATCGCTAGACTCAGTGCGCGTGACTGTAGGCTTTTTGCCAGATTGCCGGGCGGTGGTCATGGCATCTGATTGGGCTTTTGATGCATTCCACATTAGGAAATTTAGTATGTATTCTTGCATTATGCCGCCCCTGTAGATACGCTATTGCTTGCCACTTTAGCCATACCATAATAGCGGTCATCAATGCCAGCGCCCTTTGTGTGTTCTATATCCATATCAAAAGCATTCATTTCATAGACTTTTTCATAAATGGCTTTGGCTACCTCTCTAAGCAGTATCTCTTGATTGAGCTGCCGGGTGTCTGGCGCAATTTCTGGGTTATTGAGCAAGGCAATAGCACTTAATACTTTTGGACCAAGTGAGCGAGCAAGCGCGCCATAGTCAGGTGGCTTATTAGCCGCCGGAAAATCCCAAGCATCAATGTCTTTTTTGATGTCATCAAGTATGGTGGTGACCTTTTCCACGCGCTTTTTAGAGTAGGCTGTGCCGCGTGCCGGCTCTTTGGTGGCAATCAGTGCATCTATTAGCTTGGATGCCTGCATATCAGTTAGAGCGCCGGTAATTTCAGCTATGGTTTGGGCGTTTTTAACAATCTCATCATCATCGCCAATAATCTCATTGGCAATAAGTAGCTCTTTGACCTCTTTAAATTCTTTGGTCTTGGCTACTGCTCAATCAGCACTGTATTTACTCTGTGTCTCGCTTGCCATCTGCCGCCTCCAATTCCACAGGCTCATTACTCTCTGTCAAATCAACTATAGCAGTACCCATATGCACTTTGCCATCTTTGCCGGTGACCGGGGCGCTCAAATGAAACCTAAAGACCTTTTCGCCTTGCTGATTTTTTACCACCTTGGCTTTTGCCCAATCCTCATTAAGCTCTTTGCCTTGGGCTTTTGTCATAATTTGGATTTCGCCATTAAATCTATTGATGTATGGGTAAACTTTAGCTTTAGTCATAAGCATATTTTACCACGATTGCACCGAATACATTTATTGCCCAAAAGGAAAAGACCGCCTAAGCGGTCTAATTCCCTAATTCCGTAAGTGGATTAAACTAAGAGCTTGCGCCGTTTTCGCTGATGATGCTGAAAGCTGCACCGTCAAAGATTGCAAAGCCAAACACTGCCTCAGCGCGGATTGCAATTTCGTTGGTTCGCTTTAGGTCACCTGCACCATCTGGGTCACCAAATTCAATGGTTTCCAGTGGTACTTCGCGAGCAACACCCCATTTAAAGGCGCGCCAGTCACCCAAGATAGCCTGAATGCTAACCTCAGATGCCTCACGTTCCTGCCGACCACTGACTGTATCGCTAGAT